AAAAAGGAAGTAGTCTTTTCATTTGATACCTACTTTGTTGTTCTTATTATCTACTATAACTGATTTCTTTCCGTTGCCATTCTTACCTTTTACAGCTATTCCATAGCTGCTAGCTATATTTCCTACAAGACCTGCTGCAAAAGTGTCTAGCCTAATTCTTTCCATATATCCAAGAGTCATAACTGACAAAGCCCAACAAAGAATAATAAATCGGATTGCGTGTCCAAAATAATCCCGACTTTCCTTTTCCTCTTCTTCCATAAAAGTAAATATTCTTGTCTAATACTAGCAAAGTAGCTATGTTTGGAAAGTAACACACATTTTTTTTATGTATAAGATTCTTAAACCAATCTTACTTACGTTCTTAACTACAACTGCGGTTAAGAGATTGATAGTAGATTTATTGAAAACAATAGCTAAACAAACAACAAATACTTTAGATGATAGAGCAGTTGAACTTTTAGAAAAACAGCTTTTTCCAATGAAATGAAAATCACTAAATTTCTCAACATTGATATAGAACCAGCACCTCCAGAGTTGGAATTAGAAATTGAAATGCAATGCAGAGAAATTATGAAAGCTGATAATTTAACAGATCTTAAAAGATATTGCACTCATCTTGTAAGAAAAAAATTTAACCAGGATATATTTATGGCTTCATTATTAAATAGACTCATAGAATTAGAAGCTAATGCTGTTGTAAAAGAAATTAGAAAAGAAAAACCTACCAATTTTATTAAGAAGTTTTTTCATATTCATTAAGTTCTTCATCTGTAAAATCTCTAATTAATAATTTATCTATCTTGTCTATTTCATAATTGTATTTTAAAATTGCAGTTCTTATGTGTTCTGAAACCCAACGACCCTCATCATAAACTACTTGAGCTTTACCATTTTCTTTTATAAATACATAATGATCTTGTCCTTTCATTTGAATTTCTATAAAATTCTTTTCTAAATTTTTACGTCTTATTTCTTTTAACTTGCGTAATTTTAAAATTGAAGGATTAGGGCTTTTAGTCATTTTTGATAACCAGAGGGAGGTGGTGCAAGCCAGTAGCGTACACCATTTATTATTTTAAAATGAATATTTAAGTTAGGATCTAATATTAAATATTCGTTTTGCTTATGATTAGAAGGGTAGCTCTTCATTTACCTCTCTTTCAAGTTTCTGTGGATTAATGTTGCCAAATACTCCGAACTGCCCGTCCATCGCTTTAGAGTAGATTTGTACACATTGAGTTTTAACTTTCTCTTTTTTGTTGAAATCGTAGACTTCTCCATCTTTAGCTTTTTGATCTACTAGGTTTTGTAAATGATCTATGAAATGTGTAACAGAGTCAACTGGAATTGTGAGACTCAAGACCTGTTGGCCTTCGTTAAAACGATCATCACCTATAGACCATTTGATAGGTAATGGAAGTGCTGGATTAAATTGATTTTCAGCCATTGTTAGTAAAAAAATTAGTTAGTAAAGTTTTAAAAAATTGATTAGTAGAGACTTTGTTTTTTTTACAATAGTCTCTAACTTTAGCAGCAAGTTCGTCATTAGCTCTAACACTTAAAACATTAGTGTTATATTCTTTTCTACGTTCTTGCTTGCGTCTAGTGAGTTCAGCTAATACTTCATCTCTAGCTCGTTGTACAAGTTCGTTTTGATTCATGCCTCCTCTGTATATCCATGACGATGATTTGGTATACCTGTTTCATTAAGTAAGTGTTCGACCTTTGCGTGTCTTTCAATATCCTTAACAAAATTAAGTTTCAACCACTCATGTAATGCTTTGGCAGCAATCATAGAAAGGGTACTTCCATGTAAATCAGAAAGAAGTTGTACCATCTCATAATCTTGTGATGATAGAACTGTAATGTTGATTCTTTGAACTTTATCCATTAGTTTCCTCCAGCTTTGAGATAGCGTGACTTAGAAACTCACCATGTCTAGCTTCTGTAATAAATCCTGTAACTCTAGGAACTTTAAACTCTTTGATAAAAGAAGCTGCAATTTCTTTAGCTTTATCAGGATTACTTTCATTTAATTTTTTAAGCTCAACCTGTATAAGATTCCTAGCCTCAGTAGTTATTGGAGGATTCTTTATGGCTTGTTCTGAAACAGGTGCAAGTTTTTGATTAGGCTTAGTAGGCGTTCTACTAGAACCTGGTTCAGTTGGAGGAGGTGTTTTTTCCTCTTCATCTGATTCTTTTACTTCTAAACCTGCCCATAGTTCAAATGCATCTCCAAAGCTGTAACAACCGCAAGCACAAAGACATCTTCTGTGTGCTTTCAAAATATCATTTGAAGAAATCTTTTCATAAATAATTGGATTATTTCTAAAATCCGTTATGGCATAAGGATATAAAGGTAATTTAATACCTGATTCTATGTTGAAAAAATAACCCATTAGATAGCCTGTATTGTTAGGAGCTAACCATACAATTTGTCCATTAGGATCAGGTTCTAGTGCAAAGAACCAATTAGGTGCGTTTTCTCTTATTCTTTGTGCTGTTTTAGCCCAAGAGCAATAAGGAACTTTGCCTTTGTAATAAAGATCATCTTCTGTAATAAGACCTCCTAAATTAGGAATCTTTATCTCAGGCAACTTTTCTTGAGTTGTGGTCATTAGTAAATAAAGTTTACTGTACTAATTATATTACATTTATATAATGCTTAATGCAAGGCAGCTTGTAATAATATGTTGAATTGTTCTGGTGTTAACACAACTCTCCACTCTCCTCCTCTAAATCTAACCATGCTTGCAGCAAAATCTACATTTGCATTTTGTCTTTGTGTTTCTACTTCTCTAGGTTTAACAAGACAGGCTCTATTTTTATCCTTGTAGTCGCACACCTGGACTACGCAATTTGGTATGCCATATATATCTCCAACATCATCTGGTATTCCTGCTGCAAGATTTCTTTTACATTCAAAACCTGTTACTTTAGTCAGGACTTCTGCTGCTTCTCTTTCTGCTTTATCTCCTTTTCTTTTATTAGGATTAGTCATCCTTGTAAATCTGCAATACGTTTATCTAATTCTTTACTTCTAAGATCATACTCTTCATCAGTTATTTCTTGTTGAAACCATGCCCATTCTAATG